GTCGCGTGTGCTGTCGATTTGTGGAGCAAGAATGTTTTCCACAAATCACAATGGCGTACTCTACGTTTTCACGCCGACGCCGCCGCCTCCTCCGCCGTCGCCGCAGGGGGTTGTACCGCAAGAAGTCGCGAGTGTCGCGCTATCGACGCCGAATGCGAGGTAAAGTCTCGCGGCGTCGTATTTTGAATGTCTCAACGAGGAAGTTGAAGGACACCATGCCTTGTGTGGCTATCACTAGTGCTGGTGCTGCCGGTACTCCTGGAGCCCCGTATAATCTTACGGGCGACAATGATTGGGCCTTTGCGTTTTGTCCCAACGCGCGTGACTCACACCAGAATTTCAATAACGCCACATTCCCCATCGGTCAGCGGGGAATGTATCAGCGGTCTTTGAGTGACGTGTTCATCCGTGGCTACAAGGAATACGTTACGCTGGCAACGAATAGTGGAGCCCCATGGCTCTGGAGACGACTTGTCGTTACTATGAAGACCCCGCTTTGGCAGAGTTTTCCTGCCGGTACTGTACAGCGTGAAGTGCCGTTGACGGATAATCGATCCTCCGGCCAGACGCGTGCTTTGTATAATTTTGGAAGTGTTGGTGGTGTGGAGACTGATTTGGCTAAAGAAGTTTATGCTGTTATTTTTGAGGGAACTCTTGATGTTGATTGGCATAATGTTTTCAATGCGAAGCCTGACAAACGTTTTGTTCGTGTGATCAGCGATACTCAGACCAATATCCAGAACACGAATGACTACGGTATGTTGAGGAATTATAAGCGTTGGTATTCTGTCAATGGGAACATGCATTATAATGAGAAGGAGGAGGGCAATAAGATTAAGGAGGATCCTGATCTTGCCTCTAATGAGACTCAGGCTAGCAAGTTTGCAGCTGATGGCATTACTGGCGTTGGTGATCTGTGGGTCTTTGATTTTTTCAGCTGCCCTAGTCGGGATGTTACGGATGTTTTGAAATTGCAGCCTAATGGCACTGCCTATTGGCATGAGAGATAGTTATTCAAAGAGTGGAGTTTCCTCCGCTACATAAACGAAAATACAATTTTTGTTGAGCCAATCATAATCTGCCTTTGGGTCTTCGCGTGGGTCCTCATTAGAGCACCATATGGCAGGCCTGCCCCATGTGATCATTTTTTTGCCTCGGTATTTGTCAGTTGCGTAGAATTGCAACTGGTAGCCGAGCCACCACTTGTAGCTTGGCACGTATCCTATTCCGCCATTGATGTCGTCGAATACTGCGTATTCCGAGTCCGCTATGTTTTCGTCTAGACTGAATAGTCCTCCGAAGTATGCGTGGCGGCCGAGTGATCGTGCCCATGTTGTTTTTCCGGTTCGGGTTGGTCCGTATAGCACCAGGGATTTTCCTCTAATCCTGGCTGATTCAGTTAGTTTTTTGTGCACTCGAGAGGGGGGGGGGAGGGTCCCCGCGAGCAAGCGAAGCGCGAGCCGGAACTCTTAGTTCCGGGGGGGTCCCCCTCCTCGACGTGCGCCTACTTACTTGGTTCTGTAGATCCTGTAAGGTACTGCTGTGCCCATGCAGTGAGTTCTGGAAATGGATCAAGGTTGAACAGTATGTCGCTGTCATGCTGATACGGCTCTGGATCAATCCGATATCTCCAATCGGCGTACTTCTCCAGAGCAGGGAATGAGGTGCACATAGTTCGTGGAGATTGTTCCATGATAGCTGCAAAAAACTCCTCTCGAGTTGGTGCAGCGACGATTGCGCTCCAGTCAGCATTTGTGCGAGATTCAACGCTTCCCGTCGGTCTCTCAAGTCCCCCTGCGACAATGTCGCCATCTTTGCACGCGTAGTCGAAGCCACTTTGTGGTGTACTGTGCGTTGGTGAAATGTTTGGGTGGAAGCCTCCAACATCGAATACATCGCTCCTGCGCGACCGGAATTTACGTCCGGGCCCGAAATCGACAAAAGCGTGTAGATGAATTCCACCATCAGCATGGGTTTCTCTTGCGACGATGCATTCTGCTCTAAGTTTAGTAAAATGGTTACTAACTTCCCACCCGTCGAGGTCTCCGCACTGAGAGTAGGTGAGTAGGGCATAGCGGGCGTTGAAGTTGAAAGTCATGTGTGGTTCCCAGATGGATTTAAAATTTACTCCATCTGGGCCTTGGAACCAGAACCACTCCGGGTATATATAGTCGTCGCGTGTGCTGTCGATTTGTGGAGCAAGAATGTTTTCCACAAATCACAATGGCGTACTCTACGTTTTCACGCCGACGCCGCCGCCTCCTCCGCCGTCGCCGCAGGGGGTTGTACCGCAA